TTTAAATCTCCGTATTCAACTCCACCAGATGCTGGTAGAGCAATGCTTCTATATCTTGTTGGTGCCTCTACTGTTCCAACAGAAATGTCTGGAAGATTTGCTCGTTGACAGAAAAAATCTACACCAGCAAAAATATCAAGATTCATCTTGAATCCTGCTGGGGCAAGAAAATTTCTATTTGTTGGTTGCTCGTTATACCACTTAGCAGACATAACTTTATGTTTTTTTACTATTTATTTCCATAAAAAAAGACCCCCTTTCGGGGGTCAATGTATTTACCTGAAAATCAGGTGAGGTTGATAACTTTAACTCTTCTGTAATACTGGTTGGTATTAGCAGTGAGAGCAGAACCATCAGGAGTAGCACCAGCGATACCGTTGCTATTTGTAGTTGAAACGAATGGGTTGCTGACCATACCGTAACGAGTCTTGAAGCCAATCTTAGGCTGGAAGGTGTCAGGGTTGATCGAACGAACCATTTGGAGAGGAACGTATGGGCAATAGAAGAGACCAGCATCATAAGGTGATGTGCCCTTGTAACCCATGACGTAGTAGTGCTTAGCAGCTTGTGACTGACTATAGATAGGAGCACCGAATGGATCAATGTAAACACGGATACCACCCTGAAGAACACCAGCAAATACGTTACCAGTGTCATCAACGTTGAGTGAAGTGTTGAGAGCAGGAGCGTAATCAAGCATACCAGCCATTGACATGGCGGAAGCAACGTCTGCTGAGCAGATCATGAAGTTGCCCTTACCACGACGGGTTAGTTGACCGATAGCGTTTGCGTCACGCTGAATTTGGAATAGAAGACCCTTGAACTTCTCTGCCATCCAACGACCGTTTGAATCAATGTCAAGGTCGAAAGTACCTTGAGTAGCAACGTCGTTCTGAGCGCCAGGAAGGGCAACAGTGTAGACGGTACGGATGATTTCACGGTTGATCTCAGCGAGGATTTCGCTTGAGAGGATGTTAGCAAGCTCTTGCTCAGCATCAAGACCATGGATTGCCTTGAGGTCTTGTGCTAGCTCTAGGGTGTACTCAGCCTTGAGAGCGCGTGTCTTAGCAGTCACCGAGGTCTTCTCGATGCTGAATGCCATCTCGCGGAAGAGTGTACCAGCTTCGCCAAGAACTTCTGAATTTTCACGAGTTAGTGAAGTTGTACCGCGCTCGTAAGTACCAGGAGTGCCGTCGTTAAGAACAGCTGGGTTGTTGCCCTCAGCATCGCCACCTGAACCAGCAGCGGAACGAACGTTATAAGCACCAGCAGTTGCGTCGGAACCACCCGAGAATCCTGCGTCTGGCTCGTAGTAGAGAGCTTCAGCGCCATTTTGGTTCTCATAGCGAGCACGCATTGCGAAAATAAGTCCAGTAGGACCGCTCATTGGTTGAACGCCAGCGATGTCGTAAGCGACAAGGTTAGGCATTGAACGGCGGATTAGGCTGATTAGGATAGGATCGAAACCAGCAAGACCAGCGGTGTTGCTTGAAGATAGAGCTGAACCAGCAGGTGATACAGTTCCAGCGCCGAGTGAGTTAACGGCAACCTCGTTGAGCATACCATGCTCTTCGCGGATTGCACGCTCTTGGTTTTCTAGCAGGGTGGCAACTACCTGTCTGCGATATGCGTCCTTGATTTCAGGAAGGTCTTTGTGACCGAGAACAGGTGCCCACTTTTCCTGCAAAATTCTAGTGTCAGACATTTTGCTTTTACTCCGTTGAGTGATTGGGTTAAAATTATTTATTATTATCAGTTGCTCCAGCGTGAAATCGCCTGAAGATAAGCAGCCATTACTGGTGATACTTCTTCGGATGATTGTTCGCCTGAGACTTCAGAAATTGCTTGTTCAGTTACAACATGCTTAGGGAAGTAACTTGAAATGAGAGTGGAAACTTTATTGCGGAAGTCTTCTTCCGAAACAAATTCTACACCTTCAGCAAGAGAAACAAGCTTTTCTCTTTGGGTATCAACTAGTCCCTCGCTCATCTGATTGAGGATTACGGTTTTTTGATAACCAGCGAGTTTATTATTAAGATCAATATTACGCTCAATCTGTTCGTTGAGACGACCTTCCATTTCACAAAGCTCCTCAGTCATTGTTTCTACAACATTGACTTTCTCCTCGGGGAGATTGAGGTAGTTATCTTCAAAAACTTTTTTGAGACCACCCATGAACTCTTCAGCGATCTCAAGCTTGAGACCAGCATCAAGAGCTACTTGGTTTTCTTCTACCCAAGTGGTGATTGCGTAGTTGAGTGTTTCGTCAACTTTCTCTGAGAGAGCAGCAATCTCTTCTTGGAGTTTTGTGGAGAATTGCTCTTCTAGAGTTGAAGCAATAGCATTTACTTGCTCTTCGATGCGTGACTTAACAGCAGCTTCGAAAATTGTAGTTGCTTTTGCTTTGAACTCTTCGGAAAACTCTTCGCCTTCGGTAAGGGCAGCAACGTCTTCCGCAGCGGAATATTCGATTGCTTCCATACCAAATACTTTTACGTTATTTGGACCACCAGGAATCTGGTAACCAGATGACTTAACCGATGGAGCTGGATCTTGATGCTTCCCACGGGTTTGCTGATCGCTAACCTTTGAATTATGGTTAGATGACTTAGCACCAGGATTTGATTCACCCTGAGGCTTCTCAAAGGTTGAACCACCGTCATCCTCTTCCGATTGACCAGGAGCAACGGAGGTTGGGATTTCAAATCCTGAGTCTTTATGACCACCGCGAGTTTGAGCATCGCTTACAGCAGCACCAACTGGTTGCATGTACTGAGTGCCTGAAGATTGACCAGGAACGATTGAAGGGGAGAGCGCACTAGTGCCAACTTCTGACTCAGTTACAAGCTCCTCAAACTTTTCGTTTAAGTTATCTGACATTTGAGATTCCTCGTAATTCTAATATGTGTTTATTCTACAATTATTTATTAAATTATAAACTTTGTAAGAAGTGGTTGAACGCTTTCAACGACCTCTCTTCAATATTTTTTCTGGTAGATTCAGAAATATATTTATGATATTTAGCAACATTAACCTCTTTAATGATGCCATTTTCCCAAACCCACTCTTTTCCTTCCATAATTCCGTTCACAAAAGCGTCAGGTGCGGAGGGATCTGCTACAATATCAGCAGCAGTTGCGAGCATAAAATCATCACGTACATAATTGGCACCGTTCTTCTCTTCGATAGAACCCATGCCTCTAGAAGAAACGCCAAGCTTAACTCCTGATTCCAGTAGTGACTTAGCAATGTTTCCCATTGGTGTATTTAGGATCTGTGCTTTACCGATAAAATTTGAACCTTCTGCTTTGAGAGAAACAATTTTATGCGACACACGATCTAGGTTTACAGTAGGACCATCGGGATGACCTAGTTCACCGAGAGCACGACCAACGTTTACATACTGTTCGTTGTATCTACCAACTTCACGCTCAAGAACGCCAAATGGATAAACGCGACCATTGCGATTTTTAATATCTCCCTGAAGGAACACACCTTCGATATGGAGAATTTTTCTTCCGTTTGATTCTTCTTCGAGGATCTGAATATCCTCAATACTCTCGGTGATTAGTTTCATTGTTCTGATTCCTCTGCGGATGTTTCTTCCACCTCCTCTTCTGGAGATTCTGGTTCATCAAAAAAAGTTTGAGCAACTACTTGTTTGTAATCTTTCATTGCCTCTGCTGCTTTTCCGTAGAGGATATCAGCAATTTTATCAAGTGCTTGAACTCTGTCGCCGTTGCGAACGGCATTTACAACTTCAATAGTGTCCATTTAATTTACCTATAATAAATTATTTATTGTTCTGATGTTTTAGGTTTTGGTGCTGCAACAGGTGCTGGTGGTGGTGGCGGTAAAGCACCAATCTCCAAAGATGCTGCATTCATCAAGTTTGTGTGAACTGGGTCTGGAATTTTCCCTTCGGAAATTTCATTTTCCATTTGTTTGGAAATTTCTTCATACTCAGCATCAGATTGCATTAAAACTTGCTTTCTGACATATTCAATCGAATAGTATTTACCCAAAAATGGATCTAATGCGGTAGCAACTTGGAGACGATTATTCATCAACTCTGCTTGCTTAAGTTCTTCAAAGTGATTATCAAATTGATAATCATATTGAATATGTTCTTGCATCTCTTCCCAATCTTCGGGAGCAATAATTCCCTTTAGAATCAGTTGAGTTTTTAACATATCGTGGAATAATCCACTGAATTTTTTACGAAGTCTCGCAATCCACTTCGCAAATTTAAGCTCATCACGAAGAATTTCTGATGAACGACCTAGAGAAAATCCTTGATTGGCGTCATCTAAACGTGATGGCGGGAGATTGAGGGAGTTGTATAATTTCTTTTTGAAGTATTCAACATCTTTAAGTTCGCCAAGATTTTGACCACCAGGAAGAGTAGTGATCTCAGTTCCTCTACCACCTTCGCGGCGAGGTAGCCAGAAATCTTCAAGCATACTCATATGCTTTTTGTCATCGCGGATTTCTCCAGTGGCAGCATCGTATACAAGTTTGTTGCGGTAACGTGCCATTACCTCTCTGAGATATTGCTCTGCTTTTACTTTGGGTAGATTGCCAACATCAATGTAGAAAATTCTGCGTTCTGGTGCGCGTGAGAGTCTGTAGATAACCAGCGCATCTTCAATCATGCGTAACTGGTTGAGTGCCTTGATGGATTTGTGAAGGAAACTCAAGGTCATCTTTTTGTTATAATCTTGAATGCCAGAGGTAATAAAAGTTATAGCATCATTTGCGATTCTAACACCAGTACCCACATTGTTGGTATCAAAAGAAGAAGCAATAAAACCTCTAGGATTATACATGTAGAATTCTACATAGTCTCCAAAATCATATCTTGCTGCTCCATCCATCACCGTAGCGTTAGCAGTGACAGTGCTTAATTTTGGATCTTTATTTTGAACTCGTACCTTTTTAATTTTTAACGGATCTATGTATCTGAGTTCAGTAATACCAGCCTTAGGATTTGCTAAATCAATTACTTTGTGATAAAACATTCTACCATCTACATACCAAGTTCTAAAAATTTCATGTGCTCTAGTATCAAAAGCAAGAAGTCTTTTGATGTAATCAAATTCTTCACGAATTTTTTTCTTTATTGATTCGCTTACTTCGAGATTAGAAAGTTCTATTTGAACTGGAGAATCATCTAAACTTGAATTAATTGCTTCATTCACAATTTCGTCAATCGCAGAGTCAACCTCTGGATGCATCGCCATATCACGATAGCGCCTAATGAGATCAAACTCATTACGCGCTATACCGTCTATATCTACATACGAACCAAAATAACCACCAGCTACGGTGGTTACCGAATCATCTGCGTTAGGAGGAACTGGAGATTGACCTCTCAGCTCCTCCTGTTTAGATTTAATTGAGAATCCAAATAACTGACTCATGTTTAAAGTTATATCACTTACTCTAGTTATTTATCAATCTTCAATTCCGCCTGGTGATCTACCCTTTCTTCCATTTTCAACTTCCCAGTACTGAAGTTGGAATTCAACTGTAAAGTCTTCAATCTGATCATTGCTATCGTAGGCAAGATCAATTTGAGAAATGTTAGTTGGGAAACAACCCCAAAGAGTATATTCTCTAATAACTGATCCAGTTTCGCTGCTATCTCTCTCAAGTTGTTTTACGTGAAGATCGGCAGTATATCCTGTTGAAAACTCAGGAACAATCAACTGTGCTCTATTTCCTTCGTGAGAATTAATCTTCGCCATCCAAGATTCCATGTAATGACGAATCTTGAAATCTTTATCATTAATAAATGTTGCTGTCCAAGTATCAAATGTTCTGTCACCAGCAATTTTTACAGTTCTTCCACGGAAAGGAACTTCAATTACACCTAGGTTGGAAGCAGGAAGAGCAGCAGACTTACACAGAATGTTGACTAGTTTTCCATCTTCGCTAGAACCAGCTGGCAATCCAGCTGAATTAGGAAACACAATATCAACAAGGAATAAATTAGGTCTTACGCCTTGCTTAATAGTATTGAGAAAATCTTTAACGTTACTTTTGATGGTCATTGTTTGTTTACCTCGTAATTAGTTTTTAAATATCAAGCGACTGATCTAACTACTTCTGAAAACTCTACACCAGATCTGGTAGCAACAAAAGTAATCGTGATGAAGTTAATTGAACGTGTTGGTTTAATATAAAGTTCAGCAACAAATTCGTTTCTATCAATTACATCTGGGGTGTTGTTTGTAGAATCACATACTACAAGATAATCTGTGAGACCTCTTTTTGCCTGAACTTCAGAAAGATATGAAGCTGCTGCGGAATAGAAAGAAGTTCTGGTCGTTTCATCATTAAGTTCAAACATTACAGTTCTTGCTAGTTGACCAATTCTTTTCTCTATAGCAAGGAAAAGACGACGAACATTAATTCTGTCGAAAGCACTTGGAGTTGCTAAAGCAGTTTTATCACCAAACAGAACAGTTCCCTGACCTGGGAATGTAGCAATTGGATTAATTCTCTTAAGATATAATTTATCCCTGTCTGCTTTTGATGGAGCAAAGGCAAGTTTTACAACATTTTTAATGTTACCTCTGCTAACACCAGCGGGAGAGAACCAATCTTCTAAAGTGGCGGAAGTCTCTACGCAGAGACCAGCAACGTCTCCATTACATGGAATGTAACGATAAACGTCATTATACTTATCATAGAGATACTTGTATCCACTATCAAACACAGCGTATGAACTGCTGCTACCCACACCGTCGAAGAAAGTGATGATATCATCCCTTTTCGCTGAACTAGTGGAGAGTGAAAGCATTCCACTGTGGGGTGAAACAAAAGCAATACAATCTTTTCTGGAACCAGCAAGCGTAATAACTTTTTGTGCTTTTGTGATTTGGTCTGCTTCTACGGCAAGATTACCACCAGTGAGAATAAAATCAATTGAAATATTTTCTGTGTCATCGAAAAGATCATAAGCTGCTGTGATGTTGGCAACTGTTGTAGTGTAAGCATCAATACCACCAGAAAGAACTACGTCGGATTCTCCAGCAGCTGCATTTTCTGGTCCAGCATAAATGTATTTTGAACGAGAATTGATTACGTTCTTATAAAAAATTGAACCACCCTGCGAATCTTTTGCGGTTGATACGCGAGAAACATATAAAAATGTTTCTAAAATGTTGTTGTTAGCATCTAGAACCGCGATGTGAAGATCATCAGCTCCACCTGGATCAAGAGCAATTGTGCTCCAAAGAACCGTGCCGTAAATAGTTGCTGTTGCGTAGTTAGTAACGCCACCATCTACAATAGCAATCTTGAGACCATTTGCCCAAGTTCCTGCTGTTCTAGCAGCAAATTTAAAATCATATGTACTAAAAGCTGCTTCAAATGCGTCTGTATCTTTGATAAGAACTGGTGTTGCAGTTGTATCGTCGCAAGCATTTTTTAAAGCACTGTCTTCAATTCTTACGACATTTAATTGACCACCGTATGAAAGGAAGGATTGAGATACAAACCAATCCTCGTAATTGTTTGCGTTAGGGGCACCGAATGTTTCTAATAATTCTCTTTCTGAAGCAATGCCGACAATTGATCCTACTGGACCCTGAGCAAAGCTACCAACCAGAGCAGCAACATTTCCTTGTTGATTCACAACTGTTTGATTGGTTAAATCACGTTCTCTTAGAACAATTCCAGGTGATACTTGACCTGCCATGTTTGTCTCCTCGTGAAGTAGTTCATTTTTTAACTACAAATATTTATTAAAATGAGTATCTTCATTGGGGAAACAACGCATGAACAATTTACCAGTCAGGATATTCCCATAATTTAGGTGGTTTGACCACACGTTTTGCCATAATTCTTTTTATGGTACATTGTTTACATTCGTATGAATACGAAGAAGGTAAATATTTTTTTGATTTTCTAATAACATAGTAATCTGTCATGAGGTCTTTTGTCTCTCCACAGACCCTACACGTTCTTTCTCTAAACAATAAATGTTCTAGTGAAAATTCGTCTTCTAAATCCATTAGAACCCTAGCATGTATTCTACGTCTGAAAAAGGATTGCCATACCCATCGGTGTACCAAACGTTTCCGTCTTCATCAATAAATTTTTCTTCGGCATCTGTAATACCATCAGATACAAATCCAAACGGTGCCATGTCTTGTTCGATTTGATTCTTCTGTTCTTCGTAGATGCGTTTACGAACATCGTTATCAGTCATCTCCCTAAAGTAAGGTTGAACCGCTAACCACGAGAATAGAACTAGACACATCACAAGGTCATCGTTGTATCCATCATCAGCTTCGAAAGATTGATTCTTCTGAATGAATGTGGTAAGCTCACTGATGATTTCGTAGTCTGAGATTAGGAGTTTATCATCTTCGATCAATGTCTTTAAGTTAGAACATCCAACCTTCTTAGTAACTTTTGACATCTTTAGACCAAGTTGAGATTTGGTGCCAGAAAATCCCTGACCTACAATTTGACCTGCTCTACCACGCATGGCACACATCAAAATGTTTGGATACTCCAAATCATAATGGAGAATGTTTGTTACCTGTTCTCCAATATCATTGACTTCCGCTAAGATGTATGCTTTATTGTAGTTCTTGGCAACCTGTTCGATAATGTTGGGAAACAGGATAGGTTTGATTTCGTTATTTCGATATTTAGCAACAACCTTCCAAGGTAGTGTGGTGATATCAAATACAACAAAAGCAGAGTAATCATTGTTGGTTCCCCGCGATACGTCAACCGTCATGATATAATCGTGATCTGGTTTTGCTTCCTCGTATACCTTTAATCCTTTACTATTATCTTGTATAGGATCTTCGAATACCATCGAGCGTAACTTAGACGCTGAGATCAAAGTATCAACCGATCCAAGGAACTCACATTCAAACTCTTGTGTGAACTGCCTCTCAGAGGTGTTCCTGATCGTCTCTTCTTTCCACTTCTCATCTCTACCAGGAACTGCGCTCCAGTGAACTTCAAGTGGCACATATCCGTTCCTACCGCGCTCTGCGTCGTGCCACAGCTTGTAGAACATGTTCATACCCTGTGGGGTAGAAATGATAATAACTTTTGTTGTTTTACCAGACGAGATAGTAGGATATACAGACGAGAAGAACTGTTCCGCCATATGGTTAGGAACGAACGCAAACTCGTCAAGGAAGATGATGTTGAAAGAGTTTCCTCGAACAGCAGATGATGATGTGGAAGCAGCAATAATCTTGGAACCATTATCAAGTTCCATGGAACCTTTGTTCCATGCTACAATGCCTTGCTGCATCCACTTGGGCAGATTTTCATATGCTAACTGTAAACGAGACAGAAGTTCTCTTGACGTTTCTGCTTTGTTTGCTAGAATAGCAATCTTAATATTGTCGTTGAATACTGCGTAATGAAGTAGGTATGAAATAACAGTGGTAGATTTACCAGTCTGTCTTGGAAGTTTCGCAATATTAAATCTATGATTGTGAAAATTTTCAATAAGTTTCTCTTGAAAATCATACATCTCAAAGGGAACAAGACCTTCATCGAGTGAGATGATCTTTACATAGTTTTTTGCGAAGTAAACTGGATCATCTTTACATTTGATGAACTCTTCTACTTGTTCTTTTGTAAAACTAATGGCGGTATTAGCTTTCTTTAAATTAGGATTACCAAGATATACTGCGTCACTCATTTGCTCGTTTAATATCCTTTTCTATATCGTCCATACTATTTAATCTTTTTTCCCACCCATCGCCTTTGGTGGTTCCCTGTGCTGGGTTGATACAAGTATCATCTCCAAATTTATCACAAACTAAAGAAGCGAGTTCAGTTTCGTTTCCCTTCTTATTTGTGCCAGCCCAGAAGTGTTGTCCTCCAATCCAGCACGCCCCACACTTAGGGCAGGTTTTGGTATCCATAAGTCTTACCATGAGACGGTAATGCTATTATATAGGTAAATGTATGTTTGTCAAGTTACAAATGACACATATTTGTGTCAGCAATTCCAAGCTCTTAATGACTTATTGATACGTGAATCTGGATCTCTTGCTGTTTTCTTTGAAGTTAGTTTCTTTTTCATGCCTTTCATTCTGGCACAGAATGACGCCCTGCGGGGATTTCCAACCTTTTTTGAAGGTGCCTTAAGGTCGCTTCCAGGATTCTCACGTTCGTAAGATTTTCTGCCTTTTTCATTCAGACCACCCTCTGAATTTTTACCAGACTTTTTTGTCCAAGCAGCTCCCTCAGCAACATACTCTTCATTCTTGCTGCTCATATAATCAGCAGCGGTATCAATATAATCAGCAGCGAGCGTGACCTTAGATTGAACCCATCCAGGTAGTTGCATCTTTGGATCTTGAACAATCAAACGAAGACGGTTAACAGCATCTTCGATCGTATCAAGTTGACTCATAATCATTCCACCTTCGTCATCAATCTCTTTGCCCATAGCAACAGCGATGTGATTCTCACAAATCTCACGCATTTCTTTGACGGTTCTTTTCTTTTTGTGTTGTGCTTTTAGTTCTTTTTCCATCTTAAGTAAGTGAGTATAGTAATCTGGGAATTCATCTAAATGCTGGAGAGCAATACCATATGCTTCTTCGTGTGTAGTGACATGCTCTCGCTCTACAGTAGAACCAACTTCTGCCTGTTTGATAATAGTTTCAACAGACACACCATGCTTCTTGGCGATTTCTTTTTCTGTGGGAACTTTCTTTTTCATTAGTAAATCTCCCTCCATTGAAGTGCTGCTCTAATTGTTCCAGAGTTATTACCAATATTTGTTGCTAACACAACATATACTTCTGATGAAGTAGAGTCAAAATTTTGAACAATAATGTTTTTCTTGGCAGCAGAAATAGAACCTGTCGAAGCAGACGACAAAGAGTTCTGTGACGAACCAGCAGTTACAAAACCACCAAATAAAGCATCACCACTTCCTACTGTATAACCAGTAGCACCAACTGAATATTGAACGCCACTATTGGTATCAACATCGGTCCAATTAAGTGTGCCAGTCAAGTTTGATTGACTTGGTAATTTAACAATTTGGAATGAAAATGTTTCTCCAGAAGGATACAAAGAAATATTATTTAACCTAACCGAAATTCTGTTGGGGTAAGATTGAAATGTATTTTTCAAACGAATTGCCAATACTGGTAGAGTAGCACCACCAACAACTGACCTAGATGTCGTCATCATATACATGAAGTCAATACCACTTTCAACATATCCACCTTCTGACATAACAGTGGAACAAATCTGATCAAATGAACCACCAGATGTTGTACCTGTGTTTAGTATCTCACATCTTACTGGTAGATTAGGATTTGCGATATAAACTTCATCAAGTTCATTAGAACAATAATATTGGTGTGCTAAAATAAGTTGCCCATTATGAACAAAACCACAACGAACTCTACCAACTCCCAACCATTGGAAGTCAATATAAACTAGTTGTGTTTTTGAAGTATTGATGTTGAAACCAGAAACACCAGTTCCATCACACTTATCAATGTTCCATTCTGATTGTGGAACTCTTCTTTTGTAAGTTCCTGATGTTGCTTCGCTAGCAGTGCCACTAACATAAGAACGAACAACAAAGTTTAGAGTGCCATTGGTTGTTCCGTTGGCAGTAGCATCACCAACTTGCTCAAAATAGATACCATCTCTATCATCGTAGTATCCAGTTCTTTTGGTTACATTCTGTTGAGCATAACCAAAACATACCGAACTGTAAATCATCTGTGACTTACCAGGCTGGTAATGATGATAAAACTTAGTTTGGTGAACAACACGAGAAGTGGTGTTTGATGTGGTTGCTAAAGTAGCACAAGCCTTATTGATATTATATGTTGCTGTGCCGCCATTAGTTAAGTTATCAAGAAAGTTTGGGTCAATAGCATAAAGGTGTTTGTAATCACCCAGAGTAAATGATTCAGTAACTTTGAGACGACCAAAAGCATCTACTGCTGTTTCACTAAAAGATACAGAAGCACCAGAACTACCAGGCCCCACATTGCCGTTTGCGTCGGCAATCATGACTACCTCAAAGTTTGTTTTTTCCTGTGGTAGGAAATCTTCGTAATGCTTACTATACTGTGCCATCAGATTGAATACGCGACTTTAGCTGCTTTAAATGCCGCGCCTCCTTCTAGTGTGTCTGTAGAATCTTTTTCAACATAAGCAACTTCATTTGCCGCCATTGTGAAACTACCAATCGTAGCGCCAGCAGAATCCTTACGAGTTACTACCGCTGCTGTGCTGGTATTAATAACTCTAACAACAGTTGCTGAATCAACATTAGTAGCTGAGGTGAGCGTTGTTTCCGCCGCCAATACTTTAATGAGCATTGTATTATTCCGTTTATTTTCTATTTATTCTTGGCGGCATCTTTAATCATCTTTTGAAGATCTGCCGTTGTGCCAATAAACATTGTATTATTGACAGTAGTTGGTGTTGATTTTTTGTCTTCTTTGCCAAGATTTTTCATCTTGTGCTGAAGGTCAATCAGTTTGTCTGTCATGTCTGAGACCTGCTTCATAGCGTTCACAGCAACCTCATACGCTCTAGGGTGCCCCGACTCCTGAGCAACCTCTAAGGCACCTTGTACCGCCTCCTGACCCTGTGATATGAGAGTGTATAACTGCCCTCTGGTATATTCATAATCTTTGTTGGCATCAATGCTAATTTCGCTATTTGCTTGTGTGATCATTTCAGTTGTTTCTTCAATCGGTGTTATGTCAAAAATTTCTTCCATGTTGTCTTCAAATTTACTCATAGTAGTGTAATTCCCTCGTTAAATCCAAAGTCATCGTCTGGCATTAGAAGCGCATCATCTGCTACATCAACATCACCATCTGCGTCTTGATCCGAAAGAGCTTTTGGTGTTACATCGTAACGAACTGCTCTCCTATGTTCTTGGAAATCGCCAAGACTTTCAAATACTGTCGCCTTGCGAATGATTTGGGAATCTGTGACTGGACCATATAAGTAAGTTTTTAATGTGAACGACAATGTATAAATGATAGCTCTTCTACGCATCATATCATCTTCATAATCATCCTCGTAACTAATATTGTTTAAAATAATTGGTAAATCTTTTTTTTCATCCATCTCAGGAATTAGATTTACTGTGACGTTGAAAGATGGTTGAAAGTATGGTAGAATTTGCTCAAGAATTTGTAGAGCGTCATCTTGATTCTTTGATAAAATACCAAGTTCAAATTCAAGATTATATGGAACAGGCATATACTGAACACTTACTGAATCAGCATCTGCCTTTTTTAAATACTTTTGAATTGGGGAAGTTTTCCTTGAAGGATCGTAGGTTATACTAGTCATCTCAAAAGAGATGCGAGGCATTGTAATACTTACTTTGCGCTCTGTGCTTGGATCTTGATCTAGACGAGCAAGGAATTTACTCTTGGGACCATAAGCAAGAGCAACTTTTTCTTGACGAATTACTGCGTTAGTATCTGGATCTCTCTTTTCAACTTGAATGTTGTTGAAAATAGTTCCAAATGCTTTTACATTTTTTTTAATAATTTCGTGATAAAAATGATTTCCTAACATTAGAATACTCCCATATCTCCATATTCACCAAAAGGATTGTCCTCGTTAAAATCAATAATTAAATTAGCTTTATCTTCATACCACTTATTCTCGGCATTGTCATAATTGTCAATTTCAAAATCAATAGTGGAGAAAGTATCTACAATCCATGATGCGTTACTTGTTTGCCCAATTAAAACAACATTTTGTTGTAAATCACCATTTATATATGTTAATCTCAGTTTACGAGTAGCAGCAACCCATTCGGCAACTGTTGCTTTAGTAATTGTTGGTACTCCTCCAACAGTATAAGTCTGTCTAACTTCTTCTCCAACAACATATGTTCCTGTGCCACCAACCTTTACTGTTACAGGGAATACATGGGATTCTTGTGTGAGATCATCAATCTCAGGATCACCTGTGTTGAAGTAATTGTCAGCATTCTCGATAAGTTCACAAGTCATAGAAAAAATATAATTTTTCCCCAACTGATAGAAAGGAACTTCTCTTTCTACGAATTTAATTTCATAAAGATTTTTTGTCATTGGCACATAAAGAAGATCGCCTTCGTTTGGTCTGTTTGGAACTCTAGTATCAATCTCTGTTTCTACATAATTAATCCATCTTCTTTTAGATACAGCATATGTAATCTCATCGCTCAATCGTAGACCAAACTTGGACATTGCGACAGCACCAGATCCACCAAATCCTTCTACATTGATTAGCATCATTTCAATTGTTACTTTATCTTCAAATTTAGAAAGGATCACATCATTTAAAGTTCTATCAATTAACATTGTTTTTGGCACATAGATAACATCCTGCCCGAACAATTTAATCTGCTCGTCTACAAGATCTTGAATTAAATCTTGTTCGTTAGATGTTCCACCGAATTGGGTGAAGTATTGACTTTTTGCCATTATCCGATCATATCTAATGGTGGTAGTTCATAATCAGAAATCATCTTGCTTTCAATTTCATCAATCTCTCTGAGAGCATCTTCATAGATTTGACGACCGTTGTATGATACACCGCCAGGTAACTGAACGTTGTTAAACTTGATTAAGTTCTGACCCCACTGACGCTTGATGAGAGCAGTAACATATCTCTTCATCCAAAAGTCATCCCAGATTTGAGTGAACACATTTGGATCTAAAGCACGATAGCAGTCAATAAGAAGATAAGCATCTTCCTTGACACGATTTACATCAATGTCAATATAGAGTCTATCTTGTCTTTTATTGAAACGATACTCTACAAAAGCACCAGTATTAATAACCATGTCGAGGGTTTCGAAATACTGTTTAATCATATAGTAGTTTGTCATGTCAAAGTTACCATAGGAAAATGTTCCACCTGATGAGATGGCAAACAAATCCATGAGGTAATACTGGTTTGATAGACCAAACAAATCGTTTCTGAGGAAGTTGGATGATACTCCAAATACCCTTGAGATACCAAACACATGATCTGGTATCTCAATAAAGTTTTTTCTGTTCTCCCATGTAGCTTCGTCAGGTGCTGAGGTGTTTGAGAGTTCGTCAGATTCTTGGAAGCGCGTTACATCATCAGCAGTTAACTTATGCTTTAAATACATTCTTTCCGAACCGTCAAAATGACGCTCATGAAAATACTGTAGAGCATCATCAATACAATCTTCTATTTGTTGATCCGCAACATTGATTTCTAAAACAGGTGCTCCAAGTTTTCGTAGGCAATAATTTTTTAATTCAGTTCTTGTTGCTGGTTTTGACACCGACATTTACCAGTCCTATATTTATTTCCTAAAGATATTTATAAAAAAAGAGGGGGTTGCCCCCCCTCCTTCAAGTATGTTGGAAATGAATCAGGCTTGTGATTCAGTCCAGGAGATACGAGCAGTAACTGCGGTACGACCTCTTTCGTTAGCACCAGCACCAGGGAGCTGAGTATTCAAGAATGGAATTGTCGTAACAACAGCGAGTGTTAGAACATCAGGACCATTCGGGAATACATAATCGCCACCAAGGATGCTGTTACCCATTTCAACCAGTTCACCCAGTTCTTGAACTGAAGGAGCACCAGCAGCAGCACGGAATTCGAAGATGGATACACCACCTGTGATTGTATCAGCTACTTGACCAGTGTGCTTAATAATTTGACATAGTGAAGGAGCACCATAGTTAGTGAAGTAAGCAGCTTGAGACAAGTTACCATTGAGAATTAGACGAACCGAAGAAGCATCTCTTCTGGTTGCTGTTACGGTTGTATTTAAAACACCCGTTGTTTGATCAGCAACTTCTGGAGTACAAACAATACCACAGGAATTCATCTTTAGAATCATTCGGTTAATAAGGTCTCTTTCTCCAAGAGGACCGACAAGAGAACTTGCGACAGATGGAGCAAGGCGGATTGAAAGGATAGGAACGGCAGTACCAGATAGGTTGCCAGAAATACTGACAGTATCTGAACCAACTGAACCAGAAGCAACCGTGAAGAGGTATGCCTTATCATCCTCAAATTTACCATCCATGATTACCGAAGCACCCCAGTGATAGAGTGATGGAGCATAAGTTGGATTATTACCGTTCTCAACTTCATAACGAGCAGGTAGGTTACCAGAACGGAGGTAAGCTTCATTCTCGTGGTTGTTGTGAACAAACTCATGAACATAAGTTACGATACCATCTTGATCTTTGAATCCAAAGCGAACCTTACCAGCACCATACCATGAGTAATCCATGTATGCCATTTGCTGACGGTGGATATCAAGTTTGAATCCAGTTACGCCATTACCATCACACTTGTCAATATTCCACTGTGATTGAGGCACCTTGAGATCACGAACCTTAGACATAATAATTTTTGATCTCGTAGTTCCTCTGTATGAAGGAGAAATGTGAATCGAGGTGTCGGAATCAACAGCAGTGACTTTATAAGTCATACCACGAACAGCAACGTAGTCACCAACAACTAATTGCTTAGTGAATTTGGTGCCAGTTCCGACAATAGCATTAGATTTGAACGCACACGAAACAGTTCCCGCCATTTGCGCGGTAGCATTTCTTCTTACACAATAGAGATCTTGACCATCATATTCAAAGAACATACCATTTTGGTCATCAAACATACCAGCACGAACCTTGGCATCTGCCCACTCATAAAGGAATAGAGCAGGGAATCCAGCAGGATTTACATCAGCAGGAACGCCATTTGTAGCATAACGGAATGTAAATTCATCAATAACATTATTGACTGTGAAGAATTGACCATTTGAAGGAGTTGTGTATGGTGTAGCAACACCACTGGTTACAGTTACATCTTCGATGATAATTTTGTTGCCAGCAACTAACTTATGTGGTTTTCTTGTAACAACTGTGGCGAATTGAGTTCCGTCATGATTGATGCTTGAAACATCAATTGAAGGACTGAAGTTAATACCAGTTGAATACTGTAGACCTTTACCTGACTGATAACGGAAGTATCTTCTGGTTTGTCTTACAATGTTTACTCCAGGAGCTTTTGCTGCGGA